CCAATTTACTTGTTACAACACACCTATATACCAAGCTGATTTAGAGCAAGGTGTTTTAGGTATGGCTAACAATAACGGTACTATACTTATAAACAAGTATTTAAGTCCTGCTAAAGCCAAAGAAGTTATTAAACACGAAATGGTACACATAGACCAAATAAAACGTGGTGACTTGAATTATGACGATAAAAACGTTTACTGGAAGGGTAAAACATATTCAAGAAGCAAAATGAACGAAGGTGCTAAAAACCTTCCTTGGGAAAAAGAAGCTTATAATAAAACAAAAAAGAAGTAATGAAAAAAATACTAAGCTTTTTAACAGGTGGCCTAGTTAAAGACGTGGGAAATGTTATAGACAAATTAACTACTACAGATGAAGAAAGACTAGCCGCAAAACATAAAATACAAGAACTTTTAGAGAAAGCAGACAAAGAAGCTCAAGATCAAATCACTGAGAGATGGAAAATGGATATGCAGTCTGATTCTTTTTTATCTAAAAATATTCGACCACTAGTACTAATATATTTAACCTCTATATTTACTATTTTAGCTTTTGCTGATGGTAATATAGGAGGTTTTAAAGTAAGCGCTGCTTATGTACCTATTTTTCAGTCTTTACTTATAACAGTGTATGGTGCTTATTTTGTTGGTCGTACCTGGGAAAAGCATAAAAAATCAAGTGATAATAAAGATAAGTAAGTAAAATTAATTAAATTAAATTAAATCAAAATGGCAAAAATTAAAGAAGAACAGTTAAAAACTATTCAAGAACAACAAGCAAAACTTCAAAATATTTTAACAGAAGTTGGATTAGTTGAAGTAAGAAAGCACGAACTTCTACACGCTCAAGCTGTAGTAGCTAAAGAAGTTGAAGAAACTAAAAAAGAGCTAGAAGAAGAGTACGGATCTGTTAACATTAACATGGCGGATGGAACATACACTAAGATCGAAGAAACTGATGATAGTGAATTGTCTGTAGTTAAATCTGAAGATTAATGGATTCTGTAGTTAGAAAAATAAGCATAGGCTCTGATTACAAGAATGATGCAATGCACTATGCTGTAGGTCAACAAGTTTATGGAGGTCACGTTATATCAGCTATACTATATGCCGCTGATGATAACTCCTATAGTATTTATATAAAGAAAAACAACGAGGTTATGCCATGGAAGAAATTTAATTCTAACATGGCTATATCTGTTGAGTACGATTTAGAATACTAATGAAAAGTTTATTCGACTTTATCGTAAAGCCTATTAATAAGCGGTACGATAATGAGATCAAAATAGGTGACAAAAGCCTAATAACTAATGCTAATACAGAAAACTTTAGAGCGGTAAGCAATATGGCAGAAGTGGTTTCTACTCCTTCTGCCTATGCTACACCAATAAAAAAAGGTGATATTATAGTTATTCACCACAATGTATTTAGAAGTTTCTTTGATATTAGGGGCAAACGAAAAGATAGTAGATCCAAATTTATAGATGATCTTTATTTTTGTTCGCCTGACCAAATTTATCTGTATAAAAACAGTGGTGACTGGAAAACGTTTCAAGATAGATGCTTTGTAAAACCATTGGTTGATACAGATGATCTAACTCTTGATAAAGAGAGAAAGCTTATAGGAATATTAAAATATGGTAATAGCTCCTTAGAAGCCATCAAAATCGTTCCTGGAGATATTGTAGGTTACAAACCTTTTGGAGAGTTTGAGTTTATAATAGATGATGAACGATTGTATTGTATGAAATCAAATGATATTGTAATTAAGTATGAACGTAAAGGAGACGAAAAAGAGTATAATCCAAGCTGGGCAAAGAGCAGTTGAAGAGTTGATTAAAGTAGCTAAAGAAGCTATTGTTGATTCTGATGATGATATTTCTGCTGATCGCTTAAAAAATGCTGCTGCCACAAAGAAGTTAGCTATTTTTGATGCTTTTGAAATACTTAAACGTATTGAAGACGAAGAAAACATACTTAATGAAAAACCTGTAGAAAAGAAAGAAAAAACTTTTAAAGGTTTTGCAGAAGGAAGATCTAAGTAATGTACGAACAAACACTATATAAAGTATTACCCGACCACGTTAAACCTAAAATAATAAATAAAAAAAATAGGTATAATAAGTGGGAGTATGGTTACAACGAAGAGTTTGATATGGTTGTGATCAGTAAAACTGGTAAGATCGGTGAAATATACGAGATACAAAACCTAAAAATAGCTTTACCAAAAGCTGAAAACGTACAACAGTTTGAAGACAATAAGTGGAAACCGTTTGAATATCCAAAAGAATTACAAAAAATAAAAACAATATTTGATTGGAAAACATACGATGAAGACTTTAAAGAAAGATGGTACGACTATATCGATAACGAATTTAAACGTAGAGATCAAGGGTTTTGGTTTAAAAACAATAAGAAAGATACTTACATCACTGGTACTCACTATATGTATTTACAGTGGAGCAAGATCGATGTTGGTAACCCAGACTTCAGAGAAGCGAACAGATTATTTTTTATATTCTGGGAGGCTTGTAAAGCGGACAAAAGGTCCTTTGGTATGTGCTACCTTAAAAACAGACGATCCGGTTTTTCCTTTATGGCGTCTGGAGAAACTGTTAATGAAGCAACCATATCAAGTGACTCACGATTTGGAATATTATCTAAATCAGGTCCTGATGCGAAGAAAATGTTCACTGACAAAGTTGTACCAATATCAGTTAATTACCCGTTCTTTTTCAAACCGATTCAGGACGGTATGGATAGACCTAAAACAGAGCTCGCATATAGAGTTCCAGCTTCTAAGCTAACTAGAAAAAATATAACATCTACAGATAGAGAAGAAGAGCTTCAAGGTCTTGATACTACTATAGATTGGAAAAACACTGGAGATAACTCGTATGATGGTGAAAAGTTAAGACTTTTGATTCACGATGAAAGTGGTAAATGGGAAAAGCCAAATAATATATTAAACAACTGGCGAGTAACAAAAACTTGTTTACGTTTGGGTTCTAGAATTATTGGTAAGTGTATGATGGGCTCAACATCAAACGCGTTAGATAAAGGTGGTGAAAATTTTAAGTAACTTTATTACGCATCAGATGTCACAAAAAGAAACCGCAACGGACAGACTAGTTCGGGATTATATAGTTTGTTCATTCCTATGGAATGGAAATACGAGGGATTCATTGATTCTTATGGATTACCTGTATTCGATACACCAGAAGAAGAGGTATACGGACCATTCGGAGATGAAATAACTCAAGGAGTAATTGAGCATTGGCAAAATGAAGTAGAAGGTTTAAAAGATGATCAAGACGGATTAAATGAATATTATCGTCAATTCCCAAGAACGGAAGAGCACGCTTTTAGAGATGAAGCAAAAGAGTCTTTGTTTAACCTTACTAAAATATACGAGCAAATAGATTATAATGCTGATTTGCAAAATACAGCTACAGTAACAACAGGTAGTTTTCAGTGGGAGAACGGTATAAAAGATAGTAGAGTAATATTCTATCCAAACAAAGATGGTAGATTTAAAATAACGTGGGTTCCACCTGCTAATCTACAAAATAGGATAGTAATAAAAAACGGTATTAAATACCCAGGTAATGAGCACTGTGGCGCTTTTGGTTGTGACAGTTACGATATATCTGGTACAGTAGACAAGAGAGGATCTAACGGATCTTTACACGGTCTTACTAAGTTTTCTATGGAAAACGTACCGCCAAACCTGTTTTTTTTAGAATATATATGTAGACCTCAAACTGCTGAGATATTTTTTGAAGACGTGTTAATGGCCTGCGTTTTTTACGGTATGCCAATACTTGCGGAAAACAACAAACCTAGATTATTATATCATTTCAAAAGAAGAGGGTATAGAGGGTTCAGTATGAATAGACCTGATAAAATATATAATAAATTATCTGTAACTGAAAAAGAAATTGGTGGAATACCAAACTCTAGTGAAGATATGAAACAAGCTCACGCAGCAGCTATTGAAACGTACGTAGAAGAAAACGTTGGTAACACACCTAACGGTTACGGTAATATGTATTTTCAAAGAACACTAGAAGACTGGGCTAAATTTAATATAAATAACAGAACAAAGCACGATGCTTCTATTAGCTCTGGTCTAGCTATAATGG